CCAAAAGAAGGCTGGTTCGGACGACGCCAACGACTTTGCTCTCGGAATGTTGATCGAAAAAGCACTCGACGAAAACGGTAAACGCCTGTTTCAAGACGGCGAAAGAGCAGTGCTGAAGAACGCTGTGGAAGCGGCTGTTCTGCAAGACATCCAGCTTGCGATGCTGGCATCTGGCGCTGAAAACAAGGTGGAGGAAGCGAAAGCAGACCTCAAAAGCTAATAACGACTGGCTTTTCATGTTCTTCCTAGCCAAAGAGCTAGGAATGACGCTTTCTCAGTTGTCAAAAAACCTGACGCAAGAGGAGCTGGTCGGCTGGGCTGCGTTCTACGAAATAAAAGGCGAAGAGGAAGAACGGGTCATGGATCAGGCCCGCACGTCCCGAGGGGCGCGAACTATGGCTTCGCGTTAAACTGACACAAGCCCCTCTACGTTTCGCCCGTGGCCTCTCAATACGGCGTAGACATTGAGATTGCTCTACAGGGCGCGCAAAAAATAACGGCGCTTACCAAAGATATAAAAGCTCTAAATAAAGAAGTTAATGCGATCAACAAAGGAGCAACACGTTTAGGGAAAGAGATTGATAAAGCGTTTCGAGTAGACAGCATTCAAAATTATTCAAGAGCGCTCAACCAAGCAGAACGCGCTCTTCGTAATGTTGCTTCTGGAACGGATGCAGAGCGCAGAGCGGTTGAACGTGTAGTCCGTATGCGCCGAGAGGCCAACGATGCGCTTGCCCGCCAAAACATGTTGCTTGCTCAGGCAGCGGCAAACCAGCGAGAAGTTATAGCAACGTCTAACGCGGGATTTGGTATGCAAGGTCCTTCCTTGCCCAAAGATTTCTTCAAAGTACAAGGACCTAAGCTGCCGCCCGGATTTACGGAAGCTGGGCGAAAACCAAAAGCAACGCCAAGAATTTCCGGAAGGGACCGCATAGGTGCAGCTGTTTCTGCCGGTGCCTTCCCGCTGTTGTTCGGGGGCGGACCAGGCATGGCGCTTGGTGGCGCAATCGGCGGTGCCGCAGCTGGAGCAACGTTCGGGCCAGCAGCAATCGCACTGCAAGTCCTTGGTGGAACGGTTGATCAGTTTGTGGCGCAAATAGCCGCAACCGGGCAAGCACTTAACGAGTTTACGTTTGATTTTGCGGAGGTAGCTAGGGCTGCAGGACTTGCTGGAACTGCTACGTCCACCTACATCGAGCAAATAGAAAAGCTTGCTGATTCCACAGAAGCACAAGAAATTGCCACTAGGGCTTTGGCTGTGCGTGTCGGCGGGCAAGCCGTTGAATCCCTAAAAACTTTTGGCGATGCGAGTGCCGATCTCGGTAGAGAGTTTAGTGCCGCTACCACAATTTTTGGAGCGGCAATTGCTAGCCTTGTTTCTCCGCTTACTCAATTCACTGCAAAGGTTTTAGAAGCAAATAATGCTTTGGTAGCTGGACGTGCCAATGCCACAGATGATCCTGAACTTAAACGCCTTGCTGCGCGTGAGGCTCAGCTACAGGGGGGCCTGGTCGGTGGACGAACACAAGGTCGTTCCGTACAGGCTCTAAAAGACGCTGAAGAACTTAGAAAAGTTCAGGAACAGATAAGAGAGCGCCAAAGAGAGATACTCTTCATTACAGAACAAACAGCAAAAATTCGAGCAGCGGATCTTCAACTGTTAGAAAACGAAAAAAGCATTCAAACGGATAGTTTGCGAGTACTGGCACTTCGTAGAAGCCTGCTCATGAGCGGCAAAGAACTTACGGAGGAGCAAATTGTAGAACTTCAAAAAGAAATTCTTCAAACTAAATTCTTAGAAGAAAAGCAACGTTTAGTAAATCAAGCTAAGGCAAACCAGCTTAGTTTTCAAAAAGTTGCATTAAAACTTGCCGGGCTTGAGCTTGATTTAGCTGAGGCACTTAAGAACCTAGAAGATAAAGGTGCTAGCAAAACCGGACCTAAATCCAGAGCACTACAGCTACAAGCCGCGATTTTGCGGGAGCAGCTTAAGCAGTTGGGCATAGAAACAAAGTCCAAAGGTTTAGGCGAAACAACGATTCAAAATCTGCGTCGTCAGAACCAGAACATCGAAGAACGTCGGACTAAAGAACTGAAGATTCTTGACTACCAAAGACAGCAAGAACTAGCCAATAACAAAGTTGCAGGAGACGCGAAGTTTATTAACAAGCTCTACGACGAACGCGAACAAACAGTCCGGGACACCCTTGGGTTGGAACTTGACCAGAACAACGCACGCATCAATGCGATCGAGCTGCAACAGAAGCTGGCTCGTATGCGAGCAAACCAGCAAACCGCAGGCATCGGGCGGGGGCTACGCCGCCAGATTGAAGATGCCCAGAGGGGCATGGCTAACCCGTTCGACTCCAACGAACTGCAGATGCTGCAGCTTCGCGTCGATCAAGTACGCCGCTCAGAGGACGCCTATCGAGCCCTTAACGAACAAATAGCTCTAAACCAGACAATTATCGACACAAGTAAAAAGCAAGACGAAATAGACAAAGCAACGAAAGAGAACGAGATTCTTCGAAATCGCGTAAACATTTACAGGGATCTCCTGCCTCAGCTTGAAGCTGTTGAGCAAGCTCAACTCCGTCAGCAGCAGATTATTGACCAGCTGACCCCAGCAACAGAAGCATTTGCTGGAGCGTTAGTTGACACCGTTACAGGCGCTCAAACAGCTCAGGAAGCCTTTGCAAACTTCCTGCGAAGCGTGGCCAACATGCTGGCCGACACAGCCAAGAAGATGATCGCGGAGTACATCGCGATCGGCATCGCCCGCATGTTTGCGGGTGTTCCAACGCCAAGCAAGGGCAGCACAGGCGTTCCGGGGTTAGAGCCAAATTCTTATTACGGAACAGGTGGCCGATATGGTTCGTTTGTTCCTCCTAACCTGTCCGGGAAAGCCCTTGGTGGTCAGGTTGGTGCGGGTCGTCCTTACATGGTTGGCGAGCGCGGTCCCGAGCTGTTTGTCCCTGGAGCGCAGGGCAACATCGTTCCAAACAACGCAATGGGCAGCGCTAATGTGACGGTGAACGTGGATGCTTCTGGTTCGTCTGTTGAAGGCAACGCTGACCAAGCTTCGCAACTTGGCAAGGCAATCGGCATTGCTGTGCAGCAAGAACTGGTGAAGCAAAAACGTCCTGGAGGTCTCCTCGCAAGCTGATGGCTATTTTCCCTTCAATCAATCCAACCTACGGCCTGCAAAAAAGCAGCGCACCAAATGTCAGAACGGTGCGCTTCGGAGACGGATTTGAAAAACGCTTGACATTCGGGATTAACCAAAATCCCAAGGTTTACAACCTGACGTTTGAGGTGTCAGAGACTGACGCCGACACCATTGAAACATTCTTGGATGCACGCGCTGCAGATAATGGTGCGTTTGATTTCACTCCACCAGGGGAAGCTGAAAGCTCAAAATTTGTCTGCGAAACATGGAGCAAGTCGATTCCGTACTTGAATCGCGCCACAATCCAAGCAACGTTCCGCGAAGTCTTTGAACCGTAATGGCAGTTGCAGCTTGGGCCGCTAGTACCGCGTTTTCTGTTGGCGACATCCGACGCGCCAGCACTGAGCAAGCATCTGGCTTGTTTTTTCGATGTACTACTGCTGGAACGTCAGCAGCGACAGAACCTAATTGGCCGAACAACGTTGGCGATACGGTCACTGACAACACTTGTGTATGGACAGGCATCGCATCGGCCTATGAAGATCTTGTCGCGATTAACCCCAGCGCAATTATTGAGCTGTTTCAACTAAGACTGGATTCAGCACTGCATGGCAGCAGTGATGTTTATCGCTTCCATGCTGGGGCTAATGCCGACGTTGATGGCAACATTATTTTTGATGGTGCAGCCTACAGTCGCATTCCGCTCAAAGCTGATGGTTTTGAATACACAAATACTGGCACGTTGCCACGGCCAACACTGACCATTAGCAACCTCAGCAGCACTATCAGTGCATTGCTGTTGCTGGTCAACGCAACAACCGCAGGCAATGACCTTGGTGGAGCGGAGGTTCGTCGAATCAGAACGCTGAAAAAGTATCTCGATGGTGAAAGCGCAGCGGATCCTAATGCCCAGTTCCCGCAGGAGGTTTGGTTTATTGACCGTAAGTCCAGCGAAACGCGGGACACTGTGACATTTGAGCTGGCTAGCAAATTTGACCTAGCTGGTCAAAAGATTCCCAAGCGTCAGATCATCGCCAATATTTGCCAGTGGAAGTATCGCAGTAGCGAGTGCAGCTACACCGGCAGCAACTATTTTGATGTCAATGGCAACACCGTTGGTACGTTGGCTGAAGATGTTTGCGGCAAACGGGTTGCTAGCTGCAAGCTGCGGTTTGGCGAGAACGCGGAACTGCCGTTTGGCTCATTCCCTGGAGCAGGTCTGACCAAGTGATGCGTCTGTCAGCAGCCATGAAGGCTGAGATTTTGGAGCACGCCAAGGCTGAAACACCACGCGAGTGTTGCGGCTTAGTTGCTGTGGTCAAAGGACGGCGCAAGTATTTTCCGTGCCAGAACATCGCTGAAACACCTGATGAGCACTTTGTTCTCAGCGGCTGGGACGGTGTAGAGGATCAAGGTGAGGTGATTGCCATTGTTCACAGCCACCCGAAAACCAACCCTGAGCCATCAACAGCTGACCGCGTTGCCTGCGAAAAGTCAGAGCTACCGTGGTTCATCGTCAATCCAAACACTGAAGGCTGGGGCTACTGCGAGCCAGCTGGCTTCGAGTTGCCGTATGTGGGACGTGAGTTCGTGTTCGGCGTGGTGGATTGCTACACGCTCGTTCGGGACTGGTACGCAAGGGAGTACGGCGTTCAGTTGCGGGACTATGACCGCCGGGACAAGTTCTGGGATCGTGGCGAGAACTTGTATATGGATAACTTTGCTGCGGAGGGGTTTAGCAAGATTCCGGTTGAGGAGGTGCAGCGGGGTGACTTGATTCTGATGAATCTGGTTTCACCGTTGCCGAATCATGCAGCGATTTATCTGGGTGATCAACAGGTGCTGCATCATGTGCAGGGCAGGCTGTCTAGCCGTGATGTCTATGGCGGTTACTATGGGAAGAGCACTGCCTGCGCCTTGAGGCATGAAAGTCGTTAAGGTCT